TTTACCGACTAAATGTTTCATACTACTGTTCCTTACTTGTTTTCAATAAATAGATGTTTGTTATTATCTTGGAATTCTTCTAACACTTTGTTTAGTGTATGAAGAACTGATAATGTCTCAATAATTTCTTTTCCTGTATCACTCTCATTTTCAAAGTCTTTTAGTCTTTCAAATGATTTACTGATACTGATTTCAATAGATCTCTTCATATGCCTAAAGGTAGTCTTCATAACAAATGATTTACTAAATGGTGGTTTACTATCCATAATATACTCTCTTATACTGGAATAGATAGGGGTATCTACCCTAAGATAAATACCCCTACATAAATACATTAAAGGGAGGTCTCAACCTTCTTTAACGTCCCCTGGTAATTAGGCACCGGCTTGTGTGCTTGGACCAAAGAATTCACCAGCCACTGACAAAGTCAGGGTAGCTTGGTTAGCATCTGTCAACTGTGGGCTGACCAACAACGCTTCAATCTTACCGATGAAGTAGAAGTTAGAGTTAGCAACAGTACCCAGACCAGCAGCGTTGGCAGTCAAGCCAGCAGGCTTAGAGTTAAGCAATGAGAATTGGAACGCATAAACGTCACCAGAACCAACTGCGTCACCCAGAGTGGTGCCAGCGGCCCAATCTTGAGGGATGTAGTTAATGCTAATTTCAAGTGAAGGAGCATCAGCCTGACCTTGGATCTGGCTAGATGTCTTTTGACCGTAAACAGGTACGTTTACGATGTTAGCGGGGGTACCAACTTGTGGGAACTCGCGAACGTTTCTGATTTCAGAAAAAGCAGAAGCAGAAGCAAATAGTGCTTCTAGCTCTGCCAAATTATCAGCTGTCGTGTAATCAGTGATAGGGGTCGTGTTTACGGCTAATGCTGAGAAAATACCAGCGCCGATTGAAGTAATGTGAGCCATTAATTATTCTCCGTATGAATTAAAGTTTATTGAATAGTCTCCTCTATAAATAGAGCTATTCACATTGTCTATGCCAAGTGGTGTTACTGTACTTGGTCCAAATTGCGTTCCATTAGTTAAAGTTTTGCCTTGAAAATAATTATCTAACAAGTCTGCTACGTTGTATAAGTCTTTATCTCCTGCCGTATTGTCTACAAAAATAGAAAGAATAATACGACCAGATAATCTTTTACCAATGCTAAAAGAGTCAAGTGATGCAGCTCCAGGAATTATTGTTAAACGAATGTAGGGTGTTTGAGAACCTACGTCGCCTTGATAATTTTCTGGATATACTTTAATATTGTTAGCNNTCCAAGCAAAGCTTGCAAATACAGAGTAAATATCTTGTCTAAGTTTATCAAACATTATTTTACCCTCACAATCTTAAAGGTTGTTGCATATTCGTTACCAGTTAAAATAGAACAGTTATACGCAATACTGTCAATTGTAACTACTGTATAGGCGTTAAAGTCTACACCACCAGTCTTTACGATTAGTGTTAAATAGTTTGCAATTGTATTGTCAACTTCTGATTTTTCTGCTTCAATAAAGCCTCTAGTTGTGTAAGTAGTTGACTGAGCAACTATTTCACCAACTGAAAAATCAAAAGTACTAACTGTTTTATTAGTAAAAACTGCTGTAACGGCAAGCGCATCAAGTTTCTTAAAAGCATCATCTACAGCGTTCTGTAGTTTTGCTTTTGTTACCATTAATTAGCCCTCCACCAGATACCGCCACCTTGNGCAGAGGTAAGCAGGGGCTTAATAAACTTTTTAGCAGTAGTTGGAACTAGCGGNGGAGGNACGTAATCCGAAGAGTTGTCCTCAATTGCAATAGATCCAATCTTGATCTTTTCAAAAGTTTGTGCAGTGTTGTCTAATAAGTTTTCGTTTGCGAGTAAGTGATTAGCCATTTCATAAACAGCTAATTTTAATCGATTTGGAATCTCATTAGAAGCAATATCTACTTGCATACCTAACTTAGTATCATAGTAGCTTGCAGATGTTCTAGGCCAGGCTAGACTTTGTGTGGAACTGACAGCAGCCCCTATAAATTGATTTTCATCAAGAATTAGAGTTGCAGTCACAAGGGCAGACTCTTTGTCGTCAGCGTCAGCGCTATTCCAAGATGACGCATCAATGCGTGTATCAAAATAGTCTTCGGCTTGGCTGACAGTCACATATGAGTTTACATTAAGAGTTAGTGCCATCAGTTCCTCCTAGTGGATTAAGCGTGGAAAATAGGGAGAATACCGAGGTTCAAAGCATCCATCTTGCGTGACCATGAGCCAGCGGTACCGTAGGCTGTGTTGGTTGCAAAAGCAGAGGTAGAACCGGCCCAGTCGTAACCCATTGGGTGCATTACGAAGCCGTAGCGATACCACACGTTAGTAGAACCGCCACCAGTGTAAGAAGCCGCATCACGGTCAACTTCAACAGGGGTAGGTACAACGATTGGAGAGAAGGCAATAGAACCTGGCTTAACGAGGAACGTGGTCTTAACAGAACGATCGTTAACGTTAGCAGAAGCTGACAGGTCACCTTGATCAACACGGCTCATCACCAAACGGAACTTACCACCAAAGACGGTTTGGAATTCCAAGTTGCCATCTACAACAGTGGTAGTGTCCACCAAGTTTGCAGCACGGAGTTCAGCCATTGTTTCAGGTGAAGTAACCATGTACATAAAGTCAGGCTCATGATCNTTGAAGCCCATGCCAATAGCCTTGAACAAGCGTTGACCGCGAGCTGCACCAATAGCAGAAGCGTCAAACAACTTACGCTCAGTAGCGAGGTCAGTAGCGGCAGTACCAAAGGTACCAGCGGCGTTGATGTCAACAAAAGCACCAACACCAGCGCCATCGGCGTCGGTATCAAATTCAACAATACCAGCACCACGGCTAACTTCGTAAGCTGCAACACCCTTGAGGATAGAAACAACTGCGTTNGACTCGTCATTGCCGCGTACTTCGGCAAAGTCACGGGCGATCTTCAACAGACCGTCTTGTTGTGAAACCACTTGTTGCAGGTTCACTTGCTGTGCGCCAAAAGTGCGAACAGACTTAATGTAGTCAGCAATCTCGGTAGAGATGTCGGTATAAGTACCAGCAGTTGCTGAAGTCAAGCTAGCTACGTTAATGTTAGCAGCTAGGGGCTTGTACCAGCGCATTTGACCAGTGAAGTTTTCACCGCCAGCGTTGATCATGTTGTTTGTGCCAACTAAACCAGTAGAGTTTAGCTTCTTAGCAGTAGTGTATGCCTCATCAGAGTATGCGCTAATTGCCAAGGCAACGTTCTTAAATAGGGTATGGTCAATCATTTAATTTCTCCTAGAAATTGATTAATTTTTATTAAAGTGAAAAGTTTCCTAATTTGCCAGCCGCAGCTAACTGCATAATTTCAGCAGTAGAAAGGTCTGACATCTTTTTATTGGGATCTAACTTCGGCGTACCNCCTACAGAGCTAGTGCCGCTTCCCGAATTAGTTTTAGGTTTAAATAAGAATGTATTATCATCATCCTTAGAAAACGCATTCACAAATTCCTTAATGGATGCACCAGACTTATGAATCCAACCACCCGTTTCGGGATCCTGAATCAATTGGTCTACTACATCACGATAAGCCATCTGTTGTGAGCGTTCATTACGGAAATCTAAACCCGTGAGTGCATCACGAACAGCCGCATCTCGTGTTAACTTGATGTTTCGCTCCTCAGCAATGCGTAGTTTTTCTTGAAGTTCTGTCAACTTCATTTCAGCTACTTCCTTGTGCTTTCCTTCAGCCTCAAGAGCAGATAGCTTTTGTTGTTTACGTTCATCTTCAAGTTGAACAGCACGCTTTAGTGCTTCATCACGTTCCGAATATGCTTTATCTAGACTAGACTTAACTTTAGCTAGGCGTTCTTCTACCATTTTTTCTAGTAGCGCCTCAGTATCTTTACTTGATACTACTGCTGTTTCGTTTGGTTCTTGTTCTACGTTACTGTTATCATCACTCATTATTTATTTTCCTTCGGCACAGCCGTTTATTTAGATCCCTTTGAATTACAAATTCTAGGGTGTTTGTTGTTGTTATCATGGGCCAACCCCATAAAAATCATATCCCGGTCTTATCGGGGCTAAAATATCTTCTCTAGTTAAACCATTTGCTGGATCTAGTAAGCCTTCTTGTTTGGCACGTAATATCAACGCATCATAAGTTTTTCTTGACATTCCTTGTCTACGCAACTCATTTAATGTTTGCCTAATAGTGTCTCCATCTAACGCATCTGCGTAGATAAGCCTTAAGGCATCCTTAGATTTAACTGCATCGCCAATGTTTGTAAAGAAAGCATCATGAATTGTTGCTGTAGGTACATTGTTTCGTTGACCCCATAAGTGGTACTGACGAACAATTGAGGCATCATTCATATGATTCCCGTTAACACCCATACCAATTCCTGCTCTGTTTAAACTAGCTTTTCCTAATAGTGTAGCGTCTTCGGCTTTTGCTTCGTAAATGTTTCGAACCATTCGACCTGTTACAGGGTCTCTAAATTCAATACTAGATTGAATCTTTGGTCTATATCTTTGATACA